CGTGGCAGGTCGTGATATTACCGAAGGTCGCGCTACGCGTGCGATTGCGGTTGACGTTGGTGTTGTATCTACAGGCGCTGTCTGGCAAAATACAAACGAATCATATGATGTTGCAATAGGTGGCTTGCCATTTTTTTATGCCATTAATGACTCACGTCCTTATGTTAGACAAACTGCTCCATTTCGTAAAGAACAATTTGATAATCAACAACAGCCAGGAGAGCAATCGCTAACTGGCTGGTGGATTAGAAGTCAAATGTCTTTTCACTCTGGAACAGGTATTAAGTTCTATGACCCTGCAACTACAGATGAAGCAGGACAGTATCGATTTGCTGATAGCAAAGGTGTAGATGTCTGGACTAAGGGACAAGTAACTCTACTCAAAGATGTAGTTAATACTCACGTCACAACTGGTGTCGTAGTAGGAACAGACCACCAACATCCTAACCAACACGTTCGTTCTATTCAGTGGGGTGGAGTAAACGGTGTATTGCTACACGATGAGTTTGATGTAGATAAAATCTATCCATCAATTACTGTGTCTATTAGTAATAAGGCTTTAACTTCCAACGTAGCAACCCTTACTACGCCTGTAGCACACGGACTTACAGTTGGTATGACTATTACAATTACAGATGTAGATGCTACATTTAATGGTGAGTATCGTATTACAACTGTTCCTACAACAACTACTTTTACCTATGCTAAGACCGCATCTAACGTAACTTCTACTGCAGTATCTCCAGTTGGTACTGGTGTGACTAACCCAGTAATTCACTTTATTGACTACATTTCTGGCACAGACCGTAAAGTATTTGCTATCTGTGACGATGGAGTCAACGCCTATTGGGTAACTAATAAGACTGCAGGTGGAGCGCAGCGCCTTACTATGTTTAAGAAACCATTATCTGGTGATTCAATTAGTGGTTCATCTAATCCTAGCGCAACTGGTGATGTCACCCAGATGTTCCAAAGCGGTGATGAAGAAATTATTTACGCTGCTATGGAGTTTATTAAAGACCGTATTATTTTGTGTGTTAACAATAAAGTTTATGAGTTTCCAACCAACACAGATGCAATTGGTGATGGAAACTTAGTCTATACAAATCCAAATACTAACTATCACTACACTTCTATTGCTGCTTCTGGTCCCGCTATTTACACAGCAGGTCATTCAGGCATCTACTCAACCATTCAGAAGTATACACTATCAACAGCAGGAGCATTGCCCACTCTTACATCAGCGGTTGTTGCAGCAGAAATGCCCGCTGGTGAGATAGTAGAAAAGATTTACTACTACTTGGGCTATATGATGATTGGAACCAACCAAGGTGTTCGCGTTGCTGCAATCAATGACCAAGATGGCTCACTTAATTACGGTCCACTTATCCTAGAAACATCTCAGCCAGTCTATGACTTTGCTGCACGTGACCATTATGTATGGGCAACCACTGGTATTGGCGCTCTTGACGGTGGGCTTACCCGTCTTGATTTAAGCAACGAGTTGGAAACACTTCGCTTTGCATACGCAAATGATTTACAGGTAACTCAGACCGCAGAACACTATACAACTGGCGTTGCATTTTTAGGCACAACTAATAGGCTTACCTTTTGCACGGCGCACGATACAACAGATGGGGCAATCTATCTTGAATCCGCAACTACACTTGTTCCGTCTGGTTATATAACTACAGGTAATATCCGCTACGGAACTCTTGAGCCTAAGAACTTCAAGAGACTATTAGGTCGTGGAGACTTTTCCAAAGGCTCAATGATTCTTGAAACAGTAGATAAAAATGGAATTGAATATGACCATATTACATATGATTCTGGAATTACTCCTGTCGAAGTAACAACATCATCTCCAAATGTAGCCCAAGAATATGTAGCCTATAAATTTATTCTTAATCGTGATGCAACAACTACATCTACTGGTCCTATATTTAAAGGTTATCAGGCTAAGGCAACAATCGCTACACCACGTCAACGCATTATGCGCTTCCCAGTATACTGCTTTGATGTCGAAACAGATAGATACAATGTTCAAGTTGGTTATGAAGGTAGAGCACAGACTCGCTTGCTGACCCTTGAAGAACTAGAAGAGAACGGCGACGTTCTCACTTGGCAAGATTTAACTACTGGCGAATCACGTCAAGTTGTTATTGAACAAATCTCATTTACTCGCATGACACCACCTGATAAACGCTTTGATGGTTTTGGTGGAGTAATAGAAATAATTGTCCGAACTGTATAATCCCGTATATCTATAACTCTTAGGAGCGCAATCATGACCCCTGCTAACTGGGCTGGTTTAATCGTATCTATAATTGCTATCGTTGCTGCTTTTAGTAGTGCAGTTAGATGGTTGGTTAAACATTACCTCTATGAACTACGCCCCAATGGGGGCGGTAGTCTAAAGGACCAAGTTAATAGACTTGAACGCAGGGTAGATGAAATAATAGATATGTTAATGGATAGGAAATAATGTCAACAATTACACCAATGCCACTATGGGGATTACCTACTGTAGATATAGACCCAGATGAATGGGTAGATGATGACGAGTAGCGCAGAATTTTTAGCAATAGCAACTGCTGAAGTTGGAGTAGTTGAAGCAGAAGGCAACAAGGTTAAATACAATAAGAACAATGGACAACCATGGTGTGGTTACTTTGTTAATTGGTGTGCTACAAAAGCCAAGATAAAGATTCCTAACTGTGTCTATACACCAGCAGGTAAGGCAGGATTCCAAGGCTTAGGCACTTGGTTTAATGCAGCAACTACTAAGCCATTGCCTGGCGATATAGTTTTCTTTGATTTTCCTGGCGGTGAAAAAGTAGACCATGTTGGTATTATCTTAAAGGATAATGGTGACGGAACTGTTACTACTATTGAAGGCAACACTAGCCCAGAAAAAAAACCTACTGGCTCACAGGCTAATGGGGGAGAAGTTGCTGAACGCATCCGTGCGTATAAAGCAAACAACAAACGCCGCCTCACAGTATTTATAGTGGGATATGGCAGACCGAAATGGAGCAAGAAATGAATGACCTAATCGCAAAACTAAAAGACCCAAAGACTAAGGCAGCCTTTAAGTCCTACCTTCGTGCTGTCTTGGCATCTGCTGTAACCATGGGCATTGCATTGGTTGCTGATGTAGCACCACAGTATGCTGTTTTAATTGGCGCATTGGCTGCACCTGCTGCTAAATGGGCTGATAAGACCGAAAAAGAATATGGTTTAGGCTCTAAGGAATAGCCTTTAAACACCTTTAAACGCCCTTCTGGGCACAGAAAACCCCCACACTGACCTTCCCCTAATCAGTATGGGGGTTTTTTCTGCATTGTAGTGGTGAGACTACAAACCTTTTAGCCCATCTAGTATATCTTCTACCTTAATAAGATAGCCCTTACTAGGGTTAGGTTGGATATTGCAATTAATTGCTCTACCCCTGACCGTAACTACTGCTTTAAGTATATCAGTAGGGACTAATAGAGTCCCACTTTCAATAACGAATGCCCAGTAGTGAGCCTTTGTGCTTGATAGCCCTGACGGATACCACTCATGATTGTTGTGTGACCAACAAACTGTTTCTATATATAGGTTGCCTGTTTCTTTCCATCTTAAATCTGTTTTAACTTCAATGGTTTTACCACCAGTAAGTAGGTCATGAACAAGTTGTTCTCCCTCTTGCCCTGTGGCTAGGTCTAAATCAAAGTCAGATAGTTTACTCATATGTAGGACCTATCAATGGTATCGCTTTAATCTTTAACTTGCTTCTCATTCTTTGTCTCTCTGTTCCAGTAGTTCCTGCCCAGTATCCACTAACTGCATGATTTAAAGCGTAGTTAAAACATTCTTCTTTTACTTCACAAGCAATACAGATTCTTTCCAACAATGCAGGTTCAAGATACATCTTGCTCTTCTCATCTACTGGAAACCACATCTCTGGGTCTGTCTCAGCACACGCTGGAGTTCCACTAAATACTGGGTAGTCTTTCATCTAACCTCCTGTTGAGTAGAACCCGCCACCTTTGAAGTGAACAGGTGTTGCTGACCATATACGTTCCATTTGCAAACCGCAAAACGAACAAGGTATTGGGGCACTGTCTTGCAACTCTATTATTATGTTACAAGTTACACATTTAAAATCATAGTTAGGCATTTTTTTTAATCCAAACTTGGTATTCTTTAGTTAAAATATCATATTCGCCTTCATGAAATTCAAGGAAGTTATCAATGGCTGGTCTGGGTGTAAGTTCAGGTTGCATATCTTGACCCCACATATAGTCATCAAAGGCAAGGATGCCACCTCGCTTTAATAGTTCCCAAGAATATTCAGCATCAGATGCCACAGCATCGGCTGTATGGTTAGCGTCTACATAAATGAAATCATATTCACCAAGTGGAACATTAGTAAAAAATTCATTCGTTGTCATTATATAAGGGACGCAAGGCTTTGCTTGTATTTTAGAACTATATATATCAAAGACTTTATTAAAGTCTATGTTCTTATGCTCACGTTCATCGCTACCTTTCCAGGTATCAACGTCACGTAGAAAACTATTTTTGCCTGTAAGAATATTGTCACACAACCACGCGCTTGCATCGCCTGTATAAGCACCAAGTTGTAGGAATCTTAAATCAGGTTGACCTTTAAACTCTTGAAGATAGTTTTCAAAGTTATACTTCTGACCTTCAAACCAATTAGGATACTCAGTCACAATCAAACCCTTCACTTTCTGGGTATGGAAGTGTAACCATTGAACCACAGTCAGCACATTCTCCGTCTAAAAAGTAAAACGATAATTCATTTGCGTCATCAAATGCTACTAAAGCAATAAAGATTTCACATCCACATATACAAATCCGTCCAATAGATGTCTCTCTTAAATCCATTGACCTTGAGTAATCCTTTGGATGTAGCAAATCTCTGATTGGTTTAGGCTTTTGGTCCATGCTCGTCTTCTTTTACAGTATGCCTTGCGTAATGATATGCAATTATGTTTACAACCGATTGGTCATGTTCAATATTGCTTTTAACACCCCACTCACATTCAGGATGAGGACAATTAATTTTATTCATCTGATACCTTCTCATCTTCACTATTGAATTGTGGTTTCCAACCACCTAAGTTTCGGATTAAAGTATTGATTGCGCGTTGAACTTTCATTCTTGCTCCATCAGGAGTTGAATCTAATTCTTTGGCAATTAAAGTCCAGTCACTATGTTCTATACTGAACCTTGTTTTAAGCACATTTTGTTTCTGCTCAGATAATTTATAATATGCTGAAGCAATATCAGACCTAAGCACTAACCAATTGTTTCCATCTGATACTTCATTTTTTGATGGCTTAAAGTTTAAATCTTTAATCTTTGTTGGTATCTCATAACTTTCTGCAACTATACTAGGCAGGAAGGCTTCTATAACTGAAGCATCGTAGTAATAGATATCAGCAAATTCATATCCAATTATTTTTGCTTTTTCTTTTTCACAATGTTTAAGTGCTGCATTTCTCAATGACTTAGCAATTAATTTTTCTTTGCTTTTCTCATCATGTTGTTCCCACTCTTTTAATTTATTTTGGTGGGATACAAACCACAACCATAAGGTTTGGCTGATATCTGCAGCCTCAATCATTGGGTATTTCCTAGCATACTCATATGCCAAGGCATGGACAAGCGATTCATATGCAGTAGCAAACGAATCATCCATTGTCATTAGTTAATCTTTGTCCTCTACTATGCCAGCCCATTGTCCACGTTGCACCATGAGTCCTATTATTGCATAATTGGCTAAGTCTATGAGGGTATCCTCTATAGATTCATGCTTCGGTGTGTCGCCTGTATCTATTAAGTTATTTAATCTAGCAAGTTTGTCATACATCCGCACCCGTAACCCATTCATTGGACCCCCTGGGGCTAAGGCTATGTTTAAAGGACCATAATCTTTATGTTTTGAATACAAAATATCTAGTAATTCATCTGTTATATCTGCCGCATATCTACTGTCCTTCATTGAGTATCTCCTTTATATCTTCATCCATTGTTAGCATTGCTTCTTGAACTAATACTTCATCTAATACTGCGCTTCTTGAGTCAGTTACTGTTGACAGGATTACATCTGCCAAAATAGTTAAGGCTATATTTTTTTCCTTTACTGTTTTTAATATCCATATATCTCTAAGAGCGTTAAGGATATCTAGTCCTTTGTTCTCTGAGACAGGAATGCCTGCAATTCTAGGGTTATCTTTAATATAATTCCACATTTCTAGTTCTGAACTATCATTCTGAAATGATTCGTTTGATTCTTTCATCTATAAATCCAATCCCTTCCTGCAATACAATAGAGTTAACGTCATGTCCTTCGGGCATCTGAACTATATTTACATTGCCTAGTTCTCGACTAATCTTTTTACCAAACTCAAGTCCTGCTGAATCACCATCGGCTAATATAATAACTGTTTCAAAGTCATCTAATATTTTAGAATAGTAAGGCTTCCAATTGTTTGCTCCTGGAATACCTATTGCTGGATGTTCTGTCTTGGCTGATACTGTTATACAATCTATCTCACCTTCTGTTACGCAGATGTATGGTCCTGCTGTTAACACTGCCTGTGCATTGAACATGGTTGTCTTAGCACCTGGCATACCCATATACTTTGGGTCTCCATCTTGGATAGTTCTGAATCTAATATCTACCACACCTGATGGTGTGACATAGGGAATTGCTAATCTACCTAGATAGCCTTCGTGTCCTGGAAGTGGACGAGCCACTACTCCTAGATGAAACGGAAGAACCTCTCCTACCGAGAGTCCTCTCGTCGCTAGGTATGGCGCTGCTTGATTTATGTCTGCTTGATATACTTCTGTTGCCTGTAAGAGAAATGCTCTCTGCGAATTTGACAGCCTCAAGATATGTGCCTCCTTCTCTTTCCATTATTAAATCGTATACATCTCCGCTTACTCCACACCCATGACATTTGAATCTACCTTTCTCAAAGTTAACACCAGCAGATGCATGTTTGTCGCCATGAAATGGGCACTTAATAGGACGCCAGCCATGCCCTTCGCTGGGCAGGCTGGCTCCGATGTGACTTAGATAGTCACCGATACTATGCTTTTCCTCCATTTAAAACCTTATTGATAAGGTCAAGCCAAACATTTGCTGGCATGCTGCAATACCATTCATCAACATTGCTTTTACCTTTCCTCTTATGAAGAACTGTTCCAGTCCAAGCCTTGTCATTTCTCATTTCTATTTCTAGTTCTTTAATCCAAGCGCCCAAGTCCATGCGGACGTGGTTTTTAACCTCTATTGTTACTCCGTTGACACCACTGATATCGCCCTTATCTAACTGAGCGCCTGCTATTCTACGGTCTGCATAGGGAAACCCGTTATCCTTTAACCACTTGACAACATCGGCTTCGGCTTTAGAGCCTTTGCGCTTGGATGGTGTGCTCACTCGTTAGGTTCGTCTCTAACTTCTGTCAGTTCCCAACGTCCTGTTTCTGCTTTCTTTGCACGTTCTTCTGCTATTGCTAACGAAGATGCACGAATAACTTTTACTTTGTATTGTGAGTATGTAACTCTATACTTAGGCATTAGCATTCTCCTTTACTATTGAAGTGTATTCAGAAATAAGTGTGTCATATTTCATATCATTCCAATCTGTATTTTCTAATACAAGTTCGTCAGCAAATGATAGTGCTGATTCAGGACTATCTACTCCTACTTTTAATAGGTGACGCACTTTGTATGTAACTTCTACCATATAATCTGTCATTACACTAACCCTTCCTGTTGGTATCTGATTGCTACATCTTCAAGATACATTGACTCTGGATTGAATGCAAGACTGACATAGTTACTACCTGTCTGGTCTGCTTTACCATAACGATTCTTTACTGGTGCTACACATAGGTAAGTATCATCGCCTTGTTTCATCTGTCCTATGGTTAGAACCATTGCTGGAATCTGGTTGACTAATCCCTGAATGGCTGACCGTGGTTGACACGGATAGCCCTCAAAGCCTTCTTTAGTATGGTGAAGAACTAACAATGCTGCATTAGTATCACGTGCTAGATACTTAAGTTCTTTCATAGCAGCACGCATGCCATGAAATTCTTCATGCCCATCCATTGCAATATCCATAAGGTTATCTACAACAATAAGCGTAGGACTTCTGCCCCATACAGTTTCAAATGCAGAGACTTCATCATCTAAATCTTTTAGCGTTGGTGTTGATTCAAACGACCAAAATAAATGGTTGTTGATTAGCAGAATTTCGTGTGCTTTTTCAGGATTTGTTTTCAGCAACTGTTCTGCTACTGCTTGTGACATGTTACCTGCCATAGCAATCAATCTCATAGCCATTGTGTGTGCATTAGTATCTGCACTAAAGTAAAGCGTTGGTAATTTTGCACGTGCTGCCATTGCTAATGCAATGGATGACTTGCCTGCACCTGGAGTGCCAGCAATTACTGTTACCTCTGCTCTGCGTAAGATAATACCTGCTCTTTCAAATGCCGCAAAAGCGGGGGGTAATGGTTCTCCCCCCACCTCTGCTTTATTTATAGAGCGTTTAAGAGTTTTCACTTAACCGAATCTGGGACGAATGTATTCCAACTAGCATCTGTCATATTGACATACTGGTTCTTACACTTATCAAATGCTCCCTTTTGGGCTGGGCAGAAATAACCTTTGTATGGTTTTCCATCTTTACCCATTCCTTGGATAGCGGTCATTCGACCATGTGGACAGTTGCGTCCACCAATTGGTTGCGGTGCATCACCTGTAATACCAACAACTGTTGCGCCAAACTGACTGGCAATATCTGTTGTTGACATAGGTGCTGCTGCTGGTGCTGGTAGTGAGCCACGAATTGCTGACTCAACTTCTTTAACTGCATCGGCAATCACGTGGATTCCCTGTGCAATCATGTCTGCAAATTCTTCTGCAGATTCTGCTCGCAGTGTGATGCCTGTCCCACCTGCTGATTTTAGATTGATGCTGATTGGTGCTTCCGTGCTAGGCACTTTATCTCCTTAATCTAGTGGAGTTGTTAGACCTTTCTGGTCTCTCCATTTTCTTACTTTCATGGCAAACTCTACACCTTTCCATCCTTCTTTCAAGTCAACGAAGACCAACTTGCAGGTTCCCGTTTCCTTCGGAAGATGTATGATAATTGCCTTCTCTTTGTTCACGTCTCCCCAACTACTACGGGTTGCCGTAGCAGTATCATACGGCAAGCCGTGAGCATAGATTGCTAATTGCATAGCAATATTATGTGGATGGTCTATACGACCAGTCTTTAAGTCAGCGACAAATAGTTCGCCTTTATATTCAACAATTCTATCTGGTGTTCCTGCTATTTTATATTTATCTAACACTGAAAACTGTTCAATGAATACATGTTTAAATTCTTTAGTTGCTTCTGCATATGCTTTTATATCTGGCATCCACTGTTCTGGAACTTCGCCGAGTTCCTGTCCTAAATCAAGGCGCTCTGTCAGCGCATGTATTGCTGTGCCTGCATCGGCTGCTTTGCTTGCGCCTGCTGTGTCCATTGCTTCTTCAATGTATGCATTAATTAAACCTTTATCTTCGCCTGCTTCTGTAATTGCTGCTAACAAATCAGGGCGTGATGTTAAACCAACTGCTGCCATTCGCATCTTCCATGCAACTAATGCTGATGCATCATCAAGACTATTTGCAATTGTAGTAGCCCGTGTATATGGAACTTTCTCTTTACCTTTAGGTGGCACAACCATAGGTCTGCCGTATCTGTCGCGTTCTATTGTCATAAATTTACCGTCCCCTGTTAGGTGAAGTAGGCTCACAAGGAGACAGCAATGTCAGCCTACTTCAGTTCCATTAGTGTATCACGAAAGGTATAAAAGATACACTTATGGTGCCCCGTGTTCGCCACTGGCGGAGCAACCCAGTGAGGTGTCCCTTATATCGGAAACTATTCAAAACAATATAAGTTCTGCGTATTCCTGTATGCCCTCCCATGTTAGGGCGTATAGGAAATCTATTCTTCTGATATATCTCTTACGTCTATCTCATCTATGTTGGCATCGCCATCATCAGTAAAGTTAACCTCAATATTGTTGTCAATAATTTCTTCAGCCTCTTCTTTGGTAGAGGCTTCGATACCATTGATACTAAGAGTTATAAATACTGTTGCTGACCATAGTTTCTTTAGGGTATCAGCGCCTATATATTCAAGCAGTTCGTTGATATCATCAACAGATATAGTTACTGTGCTGTCGCCAGATTCATAGTGAGATGAGAATATTTCATACACATTGCCACATATATCTGATATCCGTTGACGCTGTTTATTTAACATAATATTTGCGTCTTCATATGCTTCTTTCTTTGCGTTTGCTTCTCTGATAAAAACAGCAAGTGACTCAGTTGTATGATGGTATGTTACTCCATCTACTGTTGCTGTTAATTGTGATGGTTCATTGTCTATCATTTGTTTGTCTCCTTAGTTGGTTATACGTTTAGTAGTTCTAACGCTCTGACTTTCAGACCATCGCTTCTACCCTCAAGGGTAGCGATGGCACGATTGTGTTCTCCGCCTGGACGATGATGGTCTGCATACTCAACAACAGATTGCCATAATCCAAACTGATTGTTACGGATGTTTTCTTGAGTAGGTGAGTCGTTGTAAATCCTGAACGCAATGTCACGTGCTGCCAGTGCACGTGTTCGCATTGCTTTTTCTCCTCTGGAAAGGTGTTCAATAGGACTGAACTCAACCTTGCTTGGTAATGGAAACACTTTCTTGAAGTAGTTAACTGCATGCTCACGGTTAGTCTCGCGTCCCATTAGTAGTGTAGATAAATCAGTATACATTTCCATATTAGTTCTTGTCAATTGCATAACGTGGGCTATCTCATTTGGGTTTAACTTAGCATTGCTTGTATGTCGCAAGGTATATGTAAGTCTGTTTGTGCCTCTATAGATTTTATTAATCTGATTAGAACACCAGAGACGTTCAATAACTGGGCGTATGATTACAGAAGATGAACCATCATGGCTAGTTTTTGCTAGGATAAAGGCAGCATGCGGGTCGCCTTTAATCTCCATGCTATCTGGTAGTTGGAGCAACATCCATACTTTTGCTCCACCATCATACTCACCTGCTGCTGAGTAACGTGCTTCTCCTGAATCAATAATAGAATCAAGAGATGAAAAGACTTCTGCATTTTGGAATGGTTGATAACGCTTACCAACTACACCAATGGTTGTTGCTTCTCCTAATGCTGTTGTCTTAACAACTGCCAATCTATTTTTAACAGGTAACATGTTAGGTTGTTCGTTGCCAGGGATTGTATAACTGGCTGATAAATCGTGGAGTGATACGGTCCAGTCAAGGTTTGCTTGACGTGCTACATCATTGGCTGATGTTGCTTCTACACCAGTGCCACTCTTGGTAAAGGCTGATACATTCTTTGGTAATACTGTTGTTGTCATTCGTTTCCTCCATTATAAACAGTTGATGCTGCCATCTTGGGATGTAGTTGAAAGATACCTTGCACTACTTTAGGATGCAAGTCTGCACGCATTTTTGCAAATGACTCAGGTGCCCAATTTGTTACATATACACGTGTTAGTAATCGTTTTAATGCATATTCTGTATCAGCATGAGTCAACAACATGATTGCTTCTGGTGTTATACCCTGTTCATAACGAACCTGAGATGCAAGGCATGCTTGTGCTGATTTATAATTAAGTGGAGCACGGTTCATTAATGTATACCATGCTTGATAGTGCTTGTCGGATGCTCGGTTTAAACCCATAGCATAGTCACGGACTTGAACGTCTGTGTTAAGTGCAAAGATTAATGCTGCTGTTTCATCATCTGTTAACATGCTGTTTGGATATGTAACTAAATATCTTTCTACCAAACGGGCATGCTTTTGTTGCCATGCTGAACCCATCTCATGATTAGATTCAATATGTGATTCGGATATTGTTTGTATCTTATTTGATAGTTCTTGCTTTGTCATTTTCTTTTTAGTCATGCTGTCTCCTTATTTTTATTTAGTAGGGTTGTATATATCCATGACCAATCATAAGTTGTGTCATGTCTTAATGTTTTTGCTACTTTGTTTAATGCTTCATCATCATTGGATGCTTTAACGCTGAACACTATGCATACATTGTATGATGCCATACTGTCTCCTTACTTTTAATACCAGTTCTTGTTCTCCCAATGAGCCCAAGCGACTGAGGGTTTCCCGTAACGGTGCTTGATATACTCCAGCCCCCGCTCAATTTGACGCGGGGCTGGGGTCTTAGTATTAAGGTTAAGCAATTGAGGAATACCAAATGCTGTGCTATCAGGATTTTTTGCATGATGATTCCACGCTGATTCTTTACCCCATAGTTTCATCAGTGCTGTATGTTCTCTGATATCCCATTCAGGATAATAGATTTGCATTTGGATTCTTGCATAGGATTGTGATAATGATTTAGTCCATTTAATATTTTTCTTGGTGCTTTTAATCTTGGACTCGTCACATACCATATCGGCTATCGCCACTGTATATGCATCGCTATGCCCATTCCATATAGTGCCAAGTGCTACCATCCATATACTTAATACTGCTAGTATTCTCTTCACATATACCTCCGTATTAGTATTACTATTACTGAGAACATACTACCAATTAGTAACCAAGATTCAAGTGGTGTCATTGGCAACATAATTTATATCTCCTTAGTATTGTTCGTGCATGTCATACCATGTTTGGTCTGGGTCAGTTGATTGAGGTTCTGATATACATGACTTGTCTTTGTCATGTCGTTCATCACACTCATTACACATAGGGTCAAGTCCTAGTAATGTATTATCTTGGTCAACTATTTTTTCTCTGCATAAACAAAATTTATTATCACTTGTATAAATTGAACCACAAGCAAAACATATAACCATTACTCTACTTCTACCCATGTCATTGCTACACGCAGTAAGTTATCGTAATCACCTGACATAGATTCATCCATGTATTGGTTAACCTCATCAGGTGTAGCGCCTGCATTTTTAAGAGCACGGCTTACCTTAGCCATAATAGCAAAGGCATTACCGTCCTCTCCTATTAGTTTTACTGTGACTGGATACTTAGTTGTTGGCATTGCTGTCTCCTTTTATTCTGCTCTTGTTAGGTTTAGTTGTTCATAGGCTTCATCAATTGCTTTTTCTAAATCAGTATACAAATCTGTTGACTCGTAGTTTTCCGCTATCTGAACGGCTAACTTCCATACTTCTTTAGGTATTACTTCTTCACCATTGACGCCCATTTTACTCATATCATTTTTGTCATACCATTGGATATATATGACTTGGTTTTCATCTAATTCAGATAGCCATGCGATTGCTTGTGATACTTTCATGCGGACTCGTATGATTCCGTAAAGGCAGAACCAACCTGTGCCCAAGCACATGACTGGCAGTAATACCTTGCTGCATTATCTGATTCTTTAACCATGATACGGGTGTCGCATTTGCAACACCATCTTTCTTTATACATGTTGTCTCCTGTCTCTTTCTCTTTCAATACGAAGCAGACGGCGTAGGTTCAGGGTCTCTGTCTCCAGTTGTCTGATTCTAAATAACATCATTAACATTACAGTTATACTGGCAGTTAAAGCAATACATACTGCTATTAAATCTAAACTTGTTATCATTCTTCTTCTCCTTCTGGATTGAACATATTATCCCAACATGGTCCACAAATACCAGTCATGAAGCGTTCGCGGACTGACATATCTATATCATGTAATACTTCTTGGATAGATGCATTATTATTATAAAGCCAAAGTTGAGCACCTGTTATTTCTAATGTAATAGTTGTATTACAATAAGGACATGGTATCGAGGTTACTGAATACTTTTGTTCTTGTATTTTAGATACATCTAACAATGTAAACATTTTGTCTCCTTAGTTTTATGTATGGACTTGTATATTCCCGTATTGGACAACAAACCCCGCAACGCGGGGTAAGTTTGTTTGGCATGGAATGATGGCGATTTATCGCCTCATTACAGGACAAGTGGGTCCTGGCGCAAAAAAAAAGGTGAGTGATGAGCCGAAGCCCACCACCCACCCGCTTTTTTAGTTAAGGTCTTCAACGATTTCGATTGAAGATACTATCTTGTTTTCATACCACTTGCCTTTGATTTTCTTATCAGGTGTAGATGTTTCGAAACCTGTTACGTTTACTAGATACTCGCTGTTTGGTGCGAGATTAGTTGTTGCCCACTGGACTAATTCTGGTGTAAGGAATGTAATCTGGCGGGATGCTACGAATCGGGCGCGTAATTGCCCATCGTCACCTGTTTCTAGGTTACGAATGATGAGACTTCCCTTAGATACAGAACCGTAATGGTTGACTGACTTGAGAAGTGCTCGATTTGCTGTGAAGGTTAGTGCTGACATGCTGTTCTCCTTAGTTTAGGTTTGAGTGGGAATCTTCCCTCTCGCAGACGAGAGGGAGTTCCCTTGGATAGATACTTAGTTACAGTTTGGACAAGCAACTTGACGATGAATCTGATAGTTACAATCTGAACAGATGTCATACATAGGAGGAATCCATGTATCTACAGTGAACATTCTGTCCACAAGGTTAGTGATTGGTTCGAGATATTCTTCTCTGAACTCAATCAGTTCACCCGCCCAATTTCTTACTGGGCGTGGAAGGCGGGTAGTTTCGCCTGTCCATTCGTGACCAGAAGGATTAGGGTTGATTAGGCTAAGTGGACGAGGATGTTGAAGATTACCTTCGTCACTTATGGCGTGAACGATTACTGAGTCACGACCTTCTTGTTCTTCAACGCAAGACATACAGGTCATTCCTGTATATCCCTGCTCTGAGTCTTGCTGGATAATACGGCACTCGTAACAATTAGTATCTGTGCTGATACCGAGTGATTCTGTCATTGTCTTACTCCTTTATATATCCGTGTATCCACCCAACGTGGAAACGCCGATATCAATACTCCTAAGTCATACCCTGAAGCGAAAGCGAAGGGGCGCGGATGGCGCTTGCGACAGCCGAGAACGCGGGGTGCTTGCACCCTGCGGACAGAGCAATCGTGACCGTTTTGCTCTGCTGAATAGGCAGAGCAGGGAACGATTTGACAACGGAGTATGATGGAGGCACTGTAGGAGGACGAGCCTGAGCATGGCGCAGCGTGGCTTTAGACACGCTCGACAGACTGGCGAGAGATGGGGCTGGCGCGTGGTCGACTGACGAGGCGAGACCTTTAGCGTTGAGCCGACATCGGAGACCAGCGAGCAGGGCGAGCGGCGCGAGGCGCGTGGCAACGCGACCTAACAGCCTTCGGTCCGACCATTGAAGCCGATTGCCATTGCTGGCTTTAGCCAGCATGAGGAATGGCATCGGGCGGTGTCGCTCGGTGGTGGCACCTGCCAGCCATCGGCAGGCAAGGAGGGTGCGGGAACCACTGGGTTCCTGCCTGAGCCATCGGCTCAGAGATATTTATTTTTAAACAGAACAGATATACCTATCTGGACTGGGCGCAGTCTACTGAGACTAGCCAGGCAGTCTGCCTACTACCAGTGCTCACTGCACAGTACAGGCGACAGCATTAAACAGGATGGCGGTCAATTCATTGACCCCAGACTGTTTAATAGTCGTGCAGAGTAGTAGTAGTATCTGTGGCAACTATTTTCTGGTACAACTGTGCCCCGTTACTGTATAAGTTATTTATATAGTTTATATAAGATAACTATCCATTCCTGTGATATGGATAACATTTTGACACTAAAGTGTTCGTTTTAGCCTGTTGAACGGATTAAGTATATATAGAGGCAGTTTGCTGCCTAACAGTAGCAAAGGCTTTATGCCTTTGCGTTACAGACCGTAACTACTATCTGTTACAGTTACTGTATAATTAACAAATAGTTTGTAGATGGGACAGTTCTGTGACTTTTCAAAAAGGGGTAAATAACCCCCGTTCTGAGGCTATGGCAGACTCAAAGGCAAAAGTATTAGCCCTTGTTTCTGAGGGACACAGCCCCCATAAGGCAATGGAGATGTGTGGCAAAAAGCCAGACACAGTCCGAATCTGGATGCTTAGAGACAAAAATTTTGCGGCGGCTTTGGCTGATGCCAAAGAAGAAGCCAAGAGTAATTCAATTAAAGCCCTTGGGATAAATAAAGACGATATTACCTTCCCTGACTTTTCTGAGATATTCCTGAGCCAAAAGGCTTTTCCTCACCACCTAGATTGGATTGACCTCCTAGAAGGTAGGGAGCCTTCTTGGTTACACCCCTCTATGAAGTATGACAAGGGGCAGCAGTCTCGGCTGCTAATTAACGTTCCCCCTGAGCATGCTAAATCCACAGTCATAACTGTGAACTATTCGACTTACCGCATTGCTCTCAATCCCAATGTCCGCATTATCGTGGTCAGTAAGACGTTACTCAAAGCACGTGAATTCGTGTATGCAATCAAGCAACGGTTATCCCATCCCCGCTGGCTAAAACTACAAACTACTTTTGGACCCGAAGGTGGATGGAAAGAAGACTCTGACACTTGGCGAGTTGATACCGTCTATCTTGGGAGCGATGCGCGTAACTCAAGCGAAAAGGACCCAACCCTCCAGGCACTAGGTATGGGTGGTCAGATTTATGGCGCACGCGCCGACCTCATTATATTGGATGACTGTATAACTACCTCCAATGCTCATGAGTATGAAAAGCAGATTGACTGGCTTCAAAAGGAAGTTATTACCCGTTTGGGTAAAAATGGTAAGTTACTAATCGTTGGCACTCGAATTGCCGCAACTGATTTCTATAAAGAATTACGTGAACCTAAATACTGGTCTGGGGGCAAATGCCCATTTACATACATGGGTATGCCAGCAGTCTTGGAGTATGACGAAGACCCTAATAAGTGGGTTACGCTTTGGAACAAGTCCGACATCCCTTGGGATGGCGATGAAGATACACCTGATGAAAATGGGCTATATCCTAAATGGGATGGACCAACTTTAAACAGGCGTAGAGGTGAAGTAACACCCTCAACATGGGCTTTGGTATATCAGCAGGAGGATGTCGAAGAAGACTCTATCTTCCCACCCGCCTTGGTTCAAGCATGTATTAACGGCTCAAGGAGACGCGGTCCTTTGAAGCAAGGGGCGGTGGGACATCCGACTGCAGTAGAAGGTTATACAATCATAGGATTCGACCCTGCTATGTCGGGTAACGCAGCCTTTGTGACTATTACCTTTAACAGAACAGATTCTAAAATTTACGTTTTAGACTGCATCAATATGACGGAACCTAATCCGCAAAAAATTCGTCAAACTATTGAGGACCTTGTCCTTAAGTATAAGCCACAAGAATTTAGAGTTGAAATCAACGCTCACCAAAAGGCGTATTCTCTTGATGAGGATTTGCGTTCATGGTTGTCTTCTTATGGTGTTCGCCTTGAGGCTCACTTTACAGGCAAGAATAAATGGGATACTAACTTTGGTGTAGCATCTATGTCTACTCTTTTTGGAACTGTGCGCGATAATAAGTTCCAAGGTAACAACACTATTGAACTTCCTTCAACTGCAGACTCAGAGGGTAT